TCTGCTGTAACTATAGGCTGATCTATTTGAAAATTATCCAAAGACATATATTTCTTAATGGAACTGTTAATTGATTGTATTGTTAGAGTTTTATTTGAAAGAGAATCGACAACAACACTATATGTTATTCCTATATTTAAAACCATCGCATCAACAATATCTATTGCATCTGATATTAACCTATACTGATTGAGATATTCTCTTAAATTTTCCTTTAGTGAGTCTGGAGAGACAATTAATTTGCCACTTGAATTTCTACTGATGATTGCTACAACAGATGTTAGAGGATTATTGGGATTATCCCTAACACCTACACGAAAAACTCTTCCAAAGTTAACTGGCATTGTGTATATTCTTGCTACAAGATCAGCCTTTGTAACGATTCTTGACTGAGAATTTCTAAATGCTAGTGCTGCGGATTTAAGCTCATTTAAAGTCATTGCTGCTTCACCGCCCTTTGCACTATTTTCATTATTAGCTTCTACAGATCCTCTTACTGATGCTATTGTACTAGAAGGTGTTGTTGAAGCAAACTTAGTCTTCAAGATTGATACTGTCTTTATTGCTCCTGCTGAAACATTATGAGATAGTCCTCCGCCAGATCTATACCTCACTGAAAGTGTGGTATTTCTTGGGGCGATACCGAGTGTTCGAGTTAGCAGTAGCTTATTTGGATCAAGAGTAAATCTTGAAAAAGCTTTCTTCTTTCCATATAGCGGGAGAGCAATATCACTTGGATCTGGAAGTGCATCATCATCAGTTCCTTCTGCGCTGCCTCCTCCAAATCTTATTGTTGTGGATCCGGTTCTTCTACTTGTAGTTTTTACAAATCTATAGGGTGCGGGTATCATCTCAATATTTTCAGAAACTAAGTCAGAATCATATCCCGTATTACTAATTCTTTTAAAGACTGTATCTTGCGTTAAGGATGATACCTCGTAGTAATCTCTCCCTTGAGAATCTCTAATTGAAGTAATTTCCGAAATGTTTTTTCCAGATAGCTTTATTGTTCTAAATGGAGAAAATGTATCTGGTATGGTAAATGACTCTGACATTGAGATGCCTGATGTACATCTTCCTACTAGCTTTAGAGCAAATGATGTAGGATTTCCACTTCCATCTGATTTCATTGTAGAATAGGTCGCTATAAAATTTCCAGCTGAATCTTTCTTTCCAAAATTTAAATCATCGTAAAGTTCAAACTTTACTCCTGTATTTGCTGATAAAATTGTTCCTGCACGTATTATCGGGAGAGAACTTAATTTTGGAACATATTCATTGTTCATCAATTGAGCTGGCGCCTCTAGATAAAAGCTAATATCAACAGTCGATGGTGCTGCTCCCTGTATTTGAACGCCGGCACCTCTAACAAGCCTCTCTATATTGCTACTTTCAACCGCAGTAACAATATCTAATTCATTAAATTGATGATCTAGATAGAATGACATGTTATCGCCAATATATGCAGCCATCTCTATGAACAGTCCTGCCAGACCATTCTCAGTAAAGTCATTTATCTTATCTTTAAAGTAAATCTGTCCATACTGAGTTAACTCAGCACGAAATGCATCAAAATCTTTGTTGAGATATGATCTCTGATTCGATCTTAAGTTTTTTAAATTATTCTTCTTAGAGCCCATTGATTTTTATCCTATATGCAGAGAATTGAAACGCTTAGTGCTCTCTCGCCTATTCGTAGCTTTGGAACACTATATTTTACCACTATATTTACTTTTGTCATACTAACTGGAACTCCTTCCTCTGGACCCGGTACTGCGTTTAATGTTCCGCCAGCATCAGAGGCGAATGTACTCAGCTCAACGAAGGGCATGTGTTTTCTTACTGCAGTACTTATGCTCTCCATTGCCACAGCATCAAAATCCATGATATTATTAAGTTCAGCTAGCAGAGGTCTTAAATTTGCCCCATACCCATAATTTCCCAATCTCTCTCCGCTGTTTGTTAGAATTAGATTTTTTAAATTATCATCAATCTGTTCCACAGGGTTAAAGTGCATCTGAAATATGCCCGATCTCCCTGTTCCGAGCTCTAATGGTGTTTTTATACCATACGGCTTGGGATCAACTGTCTTTAATAGGCTTGGATCCCCTCTCTTAACACCTGAGCTTTTGAAAATGATTTCATGTTTTGACACTTTGATGCACTCCTATCATTAATTATTATGATAGTAAACTTCTGCATTCTAAACGTTTAAAAACAATTAGATAGAACTGTCAATCATCAGAGTCCGGATATTCATCTTCGGATTCTGGGTCAGTTTCAGCTTCTATCTCCTCTGCATCGCTATAGCCATCACCATCACCATCAGGGGGTGGAGGCATGTCACCCTCGCTGGCGTAGATCCATTTCATTGAAGAGACGCCGGGTGATCCAGTGGGTGGGCTTCCTGGGGCAATATAGTATCCCGTAAATGTACCACCGCTAAGCCATTCTATTATTCTATTCTCTGCTCTTGCACATATCTCTTCGGGAGTAAACTGATTCTCAAGCCCATTGGGTGGATCTGGATCAAATATCTCGTTTTCTGAGTCTAGGGAGTCTGACGGTGCTTGTTGGTAGCCACCTGCGTCAAAAACAGTGTCAGCAGCATTTGCAATAGCATCATCTATTGCTCCCGGAAGTGTATCTTCATTAAAGTCTGCAGACGTTAAAATAAATGCTGCCGTCATTGCAGAGCTTACTAAAAATGCAGGCAACATTGGTGCTAAAAGAAGAGTAAGCTCTGGACCTATCGCATCCATCCATGCAACAGCTGCAAGCGATTTATCACTTCCAACATTATCTGCAAGCTCTTGATCAAATCCAGAATAGTCAGGATCCATAAAGGTCTGAAGATTTGTCTTGATTCCCATTATTTTGTCATGCCTATTAGGCTTAGAATCTTATTAAGATCTGTCTCTGAGGAGGAAGTATTTGAAAATCCCCCCTCCGGAAGTATTGACGATCCTCCAGATCTCGTTGAAGTCGGGCCCGCGGCTGACGGGTGAATATGAGTATCTAGCACATCGATTATCGCTGTTAGTACTTTTATTAGCTGGGTTCCTAGAACTATGGGCTCCTCTGCATCTCGTCCCAAATATACTTGTTGACCAGCACCATTATCCTTCTCAATTCCAGAGCCTATTATAATTTTGGGTCCGTCAATCATTATAGTTCCATCAGGCTGCATTATTATAACAGCTCTTCCTGTGCCATCAGCATCGTCATCCTCAACACCTTCCTTGATGATCTTAATGCTTCCGTTGATCTCCTGATCCTCATTATATTTTGCAATGAGCCTGACCTCGTTAGATCTTAATATTGTGTACGGAGCATCGTCAACCGCCTCAACTTCTGTTCCATCATTAAGAACAGGGTATGCTGGGAGGTCATCACTCATTAATCCAAAGTTTGTGTCTCCACTCGTCTTCATTGAAACATATAGTCTTGATAGGTCATTAATAAAGTCAGGATCACCCTCATTTATATTGGGTCCATCAGCATTTGAGTCTGTTACAACAGGAGTTTTATCAATTTCTCCAAGCTCACGAATATTTTTTGCTACAGCTGCAGGTCCTGTTATAATATCGCTTGATCCTGAATCTCCTGTGCTTGGATCTAAATCTGTAACAATATCTGCTATGAATGTCCCGTCTGGCATCAATACGCTTCTTCCGGCGACTATGTCGATTGTCCCTTTTCCATATACTGTATTATCCACCGGTATTGTATTGGCGTCATCCTCTGTATCTGGTGTTCTCCCCCTATCCTCACCCAAACAAATTAGTGTATTATTTGATCCCTGTAAGGTGAAATCTGGGCTCCGCTTACTAAATCTTGGAATTGGTTCTGCTGTGTACTGATTTTGATATGCATCAGATGCAGCTACAATTGAATCATACGCATTTTGATTATCTATGTCAGGCATCGTATTATTCGCCTTTGTTCTTCCGCCGCCAGGTGTGAAGCACAGAGGGTCATAGTCTGTAGATGTATCTCCCTCTATTGCTGTCTGGGCAGAATTTTCAGATGACTGATTTTGTTTCACATTTAATGTTGCTCTATCTATGTGAGTATAGTTTAGATCATCTATATTTTCATCACCTGTTTTTCGGGATATCCAGTACCCCAAGCCGCCTGTTGCTCCCATGGATTCATATATCACCCAAATCTTCTCACCCGCTTTAACAGGAAGGCACATGTGTGGAGAAAAGAATGGATAGAAAATTTCTGGCTTTTCTTCATAGCAGGCTCTTTCAGTTGTTCTCCACGCAACTATTGAATTTCTAGGCATTCTAGAAATTCGAGCAGCATTTGAGACAGCATTCAAGCCAGATCCCAGCGATTGCGCAAGAGTGAGATCACTTCCAGCAGCTTCTTCATTTAGTGGTATTTTTTGTAAATCCTCGACAGGATTTGAAATAAAGTCCATAACCACGGCAGTATAGAAGACTGATGTGGATTTAACTCCTTGATTTAGCTCACTTGATTTATCAGATCCGCCAGTAGAACTATCAAATGACTTTAAAGTCTGTCCAGCCATTGTAATCTACTCTCCTATTTGATTAAATATCTCATTGACATCTACTGGTGAGTTCTCCTCTTTTGCAACTAATTCTGCCAATTTTAATATTTGATCATTTGACTTACCCATTCTCTCAAGGTACTTTGCCATTATTGGTCCAAACATTGCATGATTTGCTGCATTTCCCTTTGACTGCGTCAATAAATCTGTAAATAAAAATCCAGCACTTTCTCTATCATTTAGTGCATTCTCATATATCTCTTTCCAGAGTAGCTTTTTCTTATCTTCTGTATTTGCAAGAGAATCTAGCAGATCTGAGAATTGTGTTATTTTGTTATCCTTTTTAGTAACTTCGTCAATTAAATCTTCTACAGCCTTAGACATTTGAAACCTCCCACGAAAAAATGTCGAACTTATCATCTTTAATTAGGTCTCTGTAATGTTTTCTAATAGATGACATTGCAACAGAAAGTTGTTTTGGATTCAGGCTTGAAATATCTCTCATATAGACGAATACTGCTCTTTTATTAAGCAGGTCTAGCTCATCAACCTTTGAAAATAGGGTTATTATTGCATCCATGCATGCTATCTCATTTTCGCTATTGAGTCTACCCCTTATAGTCTTCATAAGGCTGAACAGGCTATCTTTTGATTCTTGCCTTAGCATTCTAAAATCTTGCGTGGCTGCGACACTAAAATAATTTAAAAGATCAATTTCAGAAGCGCCTTGCTCATACTCAGCATCAAGACTCACTAATCGCTTTTTATTTTTTGAAGACTTCTTGCTCTGTATTATAAGCCAGTTCTTAGCTACAACATTAAAATATGAAAATGCCTTGCTTCCTCTTGTGTGATCAAATTTATGAAGTGTCTCATACAAAAATGACACACAATCACTCTTTAAGTTTTCATAGGAGTGAGTATGAATTGTTTTAATAAAGCCATGAATAAAAATTAAATTTTCAGCAAGCTTATCAAATGCTGGTAAGATTTCTTTAATATAGATTTCATTTTTTATCTTAGGGTCTTCTATGCCTTGATATCTTACTATTGCATCATGAGTATTTTTATCAAAATATGGCTTTCCTCTTTTCTTTCTTCTTCTTCTAGTAATTTTCTTTTTAACTTGCATCATCAGGCTCGCTTTGTTTGTCATCAGTGGTTGTGTCGTCGTCGTCTGCTGTGTCGTCGACTGAGGTTAATTCATTAGCAATGAAGAGAATAGAATCTCTTGCAGTCTTAATTTCAGAAATCACCTGTCTCACCTCAACAGAGTCAAAAAAAATTGGAATTTCGAGTACTTTAGATATCTTATTATATTGATGGTCTAAAATATCAAGAGATCTTTCAATTGAATCTTGAATCTTAATTAAAAGAATCCCATGCTTTATGTTAAAGTAAACTGAAAAGGATAGTAAGACTACCAGCACTACACACACAACAGATAGCGAGATAGTCAACATGATTATCTATCCATTATTTTATTTAATACGTCATCATAATTTGACATAATTGTGGTCGAACTAAACTTTGATTTCACTAGGCGAGACAGGTCAATTGCCCACTGTTTGGGCATATTGTATTTATTTCGCAGCTTTAATATTTTCTTTTTAAAGTCTTGCTCGTCTGGCTCTGCCCATTTCATTCCGGGAACAAATATCCTACCATCAAGCTTTGAGGGCGGAAGATCAATCAGAGAATAGTTTATAGGAATGAACTTTCCCATTCCAAGAAAATCTAAGTGAGCAGACCAGTTAGTTGCCATTACAGGAAGCTGACTTGCTGCTGCTTCTAGAAGGGGTAACCCAAATCCCTCTCCCCGTGTTAGGCTTAATAGACACTTTACTTTTTTATTTCTGTACAAGCCGACTATCTCTGAAGATGTTAAATTTCCATGTATCAGATGTACTTTTGGGTACGGTCCTTTTCTTACTTCTCCTACTAGCTGTCTTATTTTATTTTGTGTTATTCTCCTATCGATTTTTGTTCCTCTTCCATGATTTGTCTTTATAATCAATCCCACATTGCTATCATTAGAAAATGCTTCACAGAACCACTTGACAGTAAAGTAAAGATTCTTCCTATCAGTAAAAGGATCATGACCAGTGAAGCAGCCAACTGTTAAAAAGTTAAAGTCAGTATCTATTTCTAGATCTAGTACATGATCTTCATCACTATCAATCTGTTCAAAGTACCACTCAGGAACAACAAATAGCTTGGTGGTAATAGTTCCTGTATTTAAAATTATATTCTTGATATGCTCTGACGGGACTATAACTGCATCCATTGCATTCATAGATTTTATCCACTCCGGATTACACCGATCTGTTTCAACAACTGCAGATACCCCAATGTTTGTTTTTGCAAGATTAGTGTCCCACTCATCTGGAAGCTGGACTTGAAATGATATATCAAATTTTTCATTTGGAATATTTTTAGTAGATGATATAATTTCTCCGATCATACCGCCCTCAAGATCTGGATTAATCATCCAGCTTGTATTTCCCCACTGGACTACTTGAGACGTTAAGTTAAATTCTTTCTTTTTAGAAAGCCACTTAAATATCTGCCTGCAGTGTACACCATACCCGCTAACAGATAGCAAGGGAGCTCTAATCACAACATTTAACATTTAATCACCCTAATAGGTCTTGCATTCCCATCTATCATATCTTTCCTTCCAATTATCACATACATCATGAAGCGACTCGTGCCATAGATCAATTGTTTTGCCTTCAGAGAATTCAGACAATGCATACTGTCTAGACTTTTCACCAAGGGCTAATCTTTCATCTTCCGGCATATCATAAAGCTTTAAAAATGCGTCTGCCACTTTTTCATTGCAAACATAGTCTTCGTAAATATACGGAACTTGTTGAGATCCGACTAGAGTTTTACAGTCTATATCTAGTGCTACTCCATTCTCAGAGCCATCCCTATGATCAACAACCTGTCTGGTCAGTCCGCCCGTCTTTGCTGCAATTATTGGATTTCCTGCATTCATTGATTCTAGTGTTGACAACCCAAATCCTTCAGCATAGCTTATATTAAAGCAGAAATCAGAAATATTATAGAGAATATTCATCTTGTCAAAGTCTAGACGATCTGAAGAGAAAAATACATTATTATTGATCTCTAGCGACTCAGACGTTATAGCGAGATTTGGTCCCTCACTATCGTATGGGTCTGTATGCATAATAAGAGTAGCCTTTCTATGTCCGTGTTTTTCTTCTAGCATATCTAAGAATAGCTTCCATGAAAGCAATACATCATTCGGCCTCTTTCTCTTAGCATTTCTGTTAACCCAAATACCAACAAAGTGATCTGATCTCTCATGTCCAAGGACACTTTTTTTCTGATTTATCTTTTCTTGTTTTGATATTGGAAAAAATATATTATCGGGAACTGAGTGCGGGATGAACTTAGTTTTTTCTGGGAAATGATCTTTAATCATTTCATATGTCAGATATGAATGACAATTTATTGCATCTGTTGAGCTATACAATTCTGAATTAAATTTTGGGTATGGATAGTTATCCCAAACATGCCACCATACTATGGGACACACCTGGTGTATCTCATCTTCCATCTCAAATAGCCATATAAAGAATCTTGGATCTGTGAAAATAAGAAGCACATCAGGTTTTTCTGTTGCAAGTGTAACCCTTAGCATCTCCCTGTCACCAAATCCATCTATTGGCTTTATTATAAAGTTGTCATTAACAACAACAGTATTGTAATCAGTGTGCTTGAGCGCTGCTCCAAACTGTCTAAATGTCCAATCGTCACTCTTTTCTAGCAACCCTAGTATGAGATGTCTTGTTTGACAGCCCACACCTGATGTTGACAACGCGTGATCTGATAGAACTAAAATCTTTTTTCTTGACATTTAATACCCGCAAAATTCACTAATAGTGATACGACTTCATCGTATCCACTTTGTTTCAAAGTGTTAAAAATCAAGTACAGTGTTCTGTATCTTTATAGGGACAAAATCTACAAGAGTCTCTATTTTTTAAAAACATGCCCTTGCGTACAGAGTAGATCATATCGCTTACCATCTTTAAAGATCTTTCTAGGGTCTTAGGTCCTGCTGACACTGTAACTAGATCGCATGTTTTTCCCGGAAGAGCTTCTCTTTTTAAAAGAAC